AATTTATTGGAATAGAACTTGACCCTGACTATTGCAAGATAGCTGAGGCAAGAATTAAAAATACACCGACTAAACTATTATGAACACACATGAGCGAACTAGAACGATACAGCATCCACGCTCATATTCAGAAGTACGGAATAAAAACAGAGCAGGGTTATCCTCTGAACTTTGATAAGCACATGTTCTTGTTTGAACCTTATTCAGACCTAGCGCCAAAACAAGTAATTTTCAAAGCAGCGCAAATCGGATTTAGTACATTAGCAATCAATAAGACATTCTGGGTGGCCAAGAACAGAGAGATGTCAATAATTTATACTCTACCAACAGAGGGTGATGTTAGAGATTTTGCTGGAGGGAAAGTCAACAGAATCATTGCCCAGAATCCAATCTACAAACAATGGACTCAAGACAAGGATTCCGTTGAGCAAAAGAGAATTGGCAACTCAATGATATATTTCAGAGGATGCTTTGACGCAAAGACAGAAGTGTTAACTAAAAAAGGATGGAAGAGTTATAAGGAGATAAGGATAGGCGATAAGCTGCCGAGCTTGAACCTTGGAACACAAAAGATTGAAAATGATGCTGTTCTTGATTTATCTGTATTCAAGGTTGATGAACAGCTAAAAAGAATTAAAGGGCAGAGTTACGATGCGTTGGTAACGAAAGACCATAGGTGCGTTGTTAAAACTAGAAGTAATAAGTTAAAGATAAAAAGGGCGTTTGAGCTAAACAGACATTCTTCAATACCGGTTAAGTGGAAAGTGTCAACGCAACAAGAAGATAGTTTCTGGGAGCTGATTGGATTTGTTATAGGCGATGGTAGTTTCTGGACGAAGAGAGACAAGAATAGTTTTGTCAAAAAAGATGGAACTATCTCCGACAAGACCTACACAACAGAAAAGGTTTGTATCATACAGAAAAAGAACTTAAAATATCTGAGGGATTTATTAAATAAAAATGGTGCGTTCTTTGAGAAAAAGCATGGCGACAACGGGGCATTAAGATTTGAATTGTGTGCAGGGTTAAGTGAGCGTATAAGAAAAGAAATACCCAAGAAGTTATTGACTTTTGATGTAGTTAACAAAGCAAAGTCAAAGGCAAGTCTTTACAAAGGGCTAATGATGAGCGATGGCAACGGATTAAAAGACTCTTTATTCTTTCAGACAAACAAAACAACCATTGATGCGTTTCAGTATTTATGTGTTCTTATTGGCAGAGCCAGCAATTTGATGACTAGAGACAAAAGCAAAGTTGATAGTTTCAGTGATAAGTTACAATACATAGTAGGTATCAGAAGAACAAAAACTGCTACTAAATTAAACATTTCAGACAGAGAGTATAAAGGGATAGTCTGGTGTCCTACAACTAAGAACGGAACAGTATTCACTAGGAGAAACGGCAAGGTGAGCGTAACTGGACAAACATGGACCAAGAGAGCCGCGATTATGATATCAAGCGACCTTAATGTGTATGACGAAGTAGATGCATCCAAACAACAAGTGGTGGAAGAATATGCGACCAGATTACAACATAGCAAATACAAATGGGAATGGTATTTTAGCCACCCTTCAGCTACCGGCACAGGCGTTGATAGATATTGGGGACGTTCTAACCAAAGACACTGGTTCATCCAATGCGGAAGATGTAAGGAATATCAATACATGCAATGGCCACAGAACATCAACCAAAAAACGCAAGAGTTCATTTGCTCTAAGTGCAAAAAGCCTTTATCTTACGAGGATCGTAGAAAAGGAGAATGGATAGAAAAGTATAGTGGCAGAGAATACTCAGGATATTGGATCTCACTCTTGATGGCTCCTTGGGTCACAGCAAAAGAGATAATAGACTATTTCAAATATAAAGATGAAGAATACTTCACAAACAAAGTCCTCGGTCTTCCGTACGTTGGAGGTGGAAACAAATTGGTTCGATCTCTCTTCGAGCAAAACCTCACTGATGAAAACCTATACCCAAACACTGACGAGCGAGTGGTTATCGGCGTGGACACTGGGAAAGAACTTCACTACGTTCTTGGTGGACAAAAAGGAATCTTCTACTATGGAACTGCTAAAGACTATGACGAGATTGAAAGTTTTCTCGAAAGATGGAGTCGAGCAATTGCAGTCATTGACCAAGGTGGAGATTTAATAGGCTCACGAAAGTTAAGAGAGAAGTATCCCGGGCGAGTATTCCTTTGCACATACGGAACAGACCGCAAAACCAAACAGCTAGTAAGATGGGGAAAGCACGATGAGCAAGGTGCAGTAATTGCAGACAGAAACAGAATGATACAACTGGTGGTGGATGAGTTCAGCGACAACAGAATACCAGTGATGGGCAACGCAGACGATTGGTATGATTATTGGTGTTTCATAGCAGACACAAAAATATCAACAATTCGAGGAGATAAGAATATTCAAGATATTAAAGTAGGTGAATTAGTTCTTACAACAAAAGGATATAAAAAGGTGTATAAAGCTGGGATAAGCCATCCTAATGCAGAAGTTGTAGAAGTTATGATGTCAGATGGCAAAAAAATTGTAGCGACTCCAAACCATAAAGTGTTCACTGAAAGAGGGCTTATCAGTGTTGACTCCTTGCTTCATGGTGATATAATTAAAGACATAAGTAATAACAAATATTTATGTCAATCATCTACAAAGGAAAGAAGTACAACAAGCATGGAAACTATTATAAAAGGAGAGGAACATCGTTACATAGAGAGATTTGGAAAGACGCTCATGGGGAAATACAAGAGGGTTATTGTATTCATCACAAAGATGGCAATACAGACAACAATGCTATTCAGAACTTGGAAGAGATGTCTAAAGGAGACCACATCAGGCTTCATTTCAAAGAACGGTGGAAAGACAAGCAATACAGAGTTAGAGCACTCAAAATACTTGACTCAGCCAGAGTCCTCGCCCTTGCAACAGGATGGCATTCATCGGAAGAAGCGAAAAAAATTGCAAGCAAGAATGGTAAAAAGAACAGCCAAGTTTTCCATAGCAAAGAAAATATCAAAGAATTTGTATGTAAGGTTTGTGGAAAAAAGTATAAAGCGTTTAACATTGGTTTTAATACGTATTGTTCTGCAAAGTGTAGATTGTATAATCAAAATCATCTTGCAAATAAAGAAGAGAGATTATGCATTGTTTGTAAGAAAGAATTTGAAACGAATAAGTACTGGGGTGCAAAAACCTGCTCAGAAAAGTGTCGTCGTATCCAACAGGAGATTACAAGAAAAAAGAATCGTTTATAATTTATCAGTCGAAGGCCAGCACGAATATTACGCAAATGGACTATTAGTATCCAACTGTCACTGGAATAACCTAACTAGAGTCAAAGAGCTTGATGAAAAGACTGGAGCAATCAAAAGAAAGATATGGGTAAGAGCAAATGACGACCACTGGGCGCACGCAACAACATATTGGAGAGTCGGAATGAGCAGGTTCGGTTCAGAAGGAGCGCTAATCAAGCCCGGTGAAATATCAGACCCAAATAAACCAAGTATAATAACTAAGAAACGAGATTGGCGGAAGAAATGAACCAAAGAGAGACTGAAAAACTAGCTGAGGTGCAGAGAGATTTTATTGAGCCAGCAATGGATGTAGGCGCTAATGTTGATATAACTATAAAAATAAGAGATGGACGTATAGTATTTAGCGAACTAGACGAGCTGAACAAAAAAAGAATAGTATTTGCAAAAGTAGAACTTAAATAACCTTGACCGTAAAATCGGAGAGGAACACAGAGGCGCAGTGCGCTAGTGTTCCTTTTTTAATTGCAACAACATGTGGAACTTTCTAAAAAATACAGTATCTAAACAAGACGACCCAAAAGAGGGAATGACTGATCAACTCCCTGAATTAGAGTTGGACATGAAAGATGATGAGTTGATTGATTTGTCTAAGAAGTGGATGAAGCGATGGAATCATGTCGAAGAAGACATTAAGGCTAGAAGAAAAACAATCGAACAGTATTACCTTGGAAAGCAAGAAGTAGAGTCGAGCAACGAAGAGCGTCCATTGGTGGACAACCTTGCATTCGAAGCGCTTGAGACTTACTTACCAATGGCAACTAAGAAGAACCCAGACCCAATGGTAATATGCGATGAGACACCTGAAGGCAAAGAGTTCGCAGAAGAAGTAGCAAAGACACTTCAAGACCTTGCAGATAGACTAAGATTCAAACTCAGACTGAAAAGAGTAGTAAGATTCTGGGCGATGTATTATGTCGGAGTTCTAAAAGTAGCATGGAGTGAAAAGGATGATGAGATGTCGTTGGACGTTATGAGACCACAAAGATTAATCATGGACCCTGACGGATACATTGATGATGATATGAAATACACAGGCGAGTTCTTGGGTGAATATAAAGAAGAGCCAGTATCAGATGTGATTAAGAGATTCCCAGAACACAAGAAGTTCCTCACAGAAGAGTCAAACAAGATGACTGGGACCAAAATGACATACATTGAATGGTGGACAGATGACTATGTATTCTGGAAATACAAAGAGACTATCTTAGGTAAGATGAAGAATCCTCACTGGAACTATGAGCTGGAAGAGACTTCAGTTGATGAAACTGGTAAGGAGATGGAGCCAGTGATGAAACAACCATATAACCATTTCAAATATCCTCAAATTCCATACATATTCCTCTCAATATTCAATCTAAATAAAAGACCATATGATGAAACATCGCTGCTAGAGCAGGCATTGCCAATGCAAGATTTAATTAATCGCAGGCAGCACCAAATCAATACCAATGTAGATGAGATGAATAACGGATGGGTTATTTACGGAGGTGTGAAGAACAAAGAGGAGGCAACCGAATTGGTCAACACACTTCGAGATGGTGGCGCAGCATACTTACCAGATGGAACATCAGGCAACGTTGAGAAGCAAACAGGAGCTTCACTGCCAGGAGATGTATTCAACCACTTGATGGATGCTAGAAATGAATTAAGAAACATATTCGGAATTAGAGGATCAACACCGCAAGGCACAATGAACGAGCAAACACTTGGAGGTAAAGTTGTAATCAAGAACCAAGACACTTCAAGAGTTGGTGGAGGAACATCAGAATACATCGAGCAGTTTTCAGATAGAACTTACAACTATATGGTTCAGATGGCATGTGTTTATTACGATGAGGTTCGAGAACGAGCAGTAGCAGGCAAAGAAGGACAATTGGCCACTGCAAAACTTAGCAAGGAAATGTTCGAAGCATATGGAAAGCAAGTCACAGTTTCAGTCAAAGAAGGCTCCCTGATACCGAAGGACCCAATGAGCGAGGCTAATGAGGCCCTGACGCTGGCTGCAGGAGGTCTAATAGACCCAGTGACTATGTTTGACAAGCTGGACTTCCCTGACCCGTTAGAAGCAGCCAAGCGGCTTTACACATGGCAGGCAGCTCCACAACTAATGTTCCCAGAGGTAGGACAAGCGGTTGAAACAGAACAAGATATTCAAGCAACCAAAGAAGCGATAAGGGAAACAGAACAACAAGCAGCGAACAGCTCCATGGCGGAGGATTCAAATACGGATGCTAAATCAGAGAAGTCATCCAGCTCTAAATAAAATACATGCCAAATCAAACAGACGAAGGTACAGAGAGTACCACAGAGGAATCGTCAACCTCAGATGTAGATTCTCAGTATGACAAAGTAGAAGAAACCGAAGAAACTAAGGATACTGAGGACAAGGAAGAAAAGGAAGAGCCATCGCAGGAGGGCGACAAGAATACTCCTGACGAAGAGAAAATTCCTTTTCACAAAGACCCACGATTTCAGGAAGTGATAGCAGCTAAGAACAAAGCAAAAGAAGAAGCTGAAAAGCTGACTAAAGAAAATCAAGAAATTCTTGATTCTATCAAAAAGGCACAGCAACCTGTTATCGATGAGATACCACCGTGGTTCTCTGAAGGATTCGGAGAGAACCCAGAACTTTGGACTAAGTTCAGCGCATATGATAAGCAACGACAAACAGCAATGAAAGAGGAGATAATGCAAGAGGTAAAAGGAATGGACCAGTCTAAGGTACAACGCGAAGAAGAAGGCATACAAATGGTGCGTGGTGAATTAGATAGATTGAAAGCAGACGGAAATGATTTTGATGACAATAAGCTTAAATCAGTCATGTTGGAATACGGCGTATTAGATTTCGATAAAGGATTGGAATTATATAAAGCGCTTGAAGGGAAAGACCCAACCATCGCTGCACGAAAGAAGATTGCTTCTTCTACTAAGCCTACCGGAAGTTCCGAAGGTGAATCCAAGTCTAAAACCCTTGGCGAAATGATTAATAAGGGTTGGTAATAATTAAAGCAATCAAATATGTCAGCTAGACTAGACACGACTACTAACGAAGAGCTATTACCGAAAGTAGTCAACACAATTCTTGGGGACAACGTTCTCGCAACGAGAATGCTTGCCGCAGCCAAGAAATGGGGAAGTGGTCAAAAGATCAAAGTACCTGTGAAAGTCACAAGTGGTACTTCCGGACAATCCTTCTCAGGATTTGATGGGCTGCCAACAAATGCTTCAGATACTCGTATCAACATGGAGTTCGCTCCAAAGTTCTATGCGAAGAACTGTGCATTGGCATTCACTGATCTGTTTCAAAACGTTAATCAATCAGACGCAGCTAAAAAATGGATCGACCTCGCAGAATTAGAAATGGAAGAGCGAGCAATCGAAATGGCTGATGAGATCGGTACTCTGTTCTACAGCGATGGTACTGGAAATGGTTCTAAGGACTTCTTGGGACTTGCAGCACTCGTGGATAAACTCCATTGTCCACTCTTCTCTTTTAGCTTGTAATCCTAGTAGTTCCTTGTTATAATGAGTGTATGAAGAAAAAAGACTGGGATACACTCAAAAGTTCGCCAGAGTATGGATTATGGAGAGCAGAAACATATCGTAGAGACAAATGGACTTGTAGGATATGTGGAAGTAAAAAGGACATAGAAGCTCATCATATTTATCCACTTCGTTCTCATTTTTCGAAAAGGTTTGAAAAAGGGAACGGGATAACTCTGTGCAGAAAATGCCATAGAACTATTTATGGCAAAGAATTACAGATTGCTAAAAATCTAAAGGAGATTATTAAAAACGGCGTAAATTCAGGGAACATCCTCAAAAAGGACAATCCTGAGCGAAGCCTTGAGGGAAACCTCTTGGAACGTGCAACGACTAGAGAACGAGGCTATAGTATTGAACAGTTCGTTAAAAAACAAGTTAAATGTGCAGGGTGCGGTAAGCTTATTTCACGACACTATTACAGATTGCAGAGTAGTAAAACTAATAAATTCTTTTGCAGTGTAGAATGTAAACAGGGATTCAAATTTGGACCAGCGTGGAATAAGAGAGAACCAACAAAGCAAAAATGTTTGTTCTGTGGAAAGGAAATGAAGCCCACACCATCACAAAAACATAGAAAGAAGAAGTTTTGCAATAATTCATGCCATTCAAAATGGATGTGGAAAAATGGAAGAAAGCCCACAAAAAGACTGAATGGAAAGTGGACAATAAAATATGATAAATGCAAAACATGCGGAACCAAAGAAAAAAGACATTACGGAAAAGGTCTATGTATGACTTGTTATAATACTCAATACAATGCCAGTAAATTCTCCACGAAAACGCTGCCCGAAAGGGATGATATAGTCTGACCTCCTTGGTAACAATGAGAAGCACGAGATAAAGAACTTGTGCGATAACAAACAGGATGGAACGGACGTTGCAACAATTGGTGGACAAAGTCGTTCGACTTATTCAACTCTTGCAGCAACAGTAACGGCATCAGGCGGAACATTGACGTTGGCTAAGATGGACACAATGTGGGATGCGATTACATCAGGTATGCAGTCACCAACATTGATTCCAACAACTCCAACAGTATTCAGTTTGTTTGGACAACTGTTGCAACCTCAAGAGAGGATCAACAAATCAGTTGGACTTGCAAAAGGACTCAAAAGCGGAACAGGATTCACAGGTCTCGACTATCGAGATACTGCTGTTCTTGCAGATGAGAAATGTACTTCCGGTTACATGTACTTCTTGAATGAGAACACATTGGAATGGCGAGCAGGTCAGATGCCTGAAACTACTCCAGTACCATTCATGAGTCAGATGGAAGGACATGAATACTCAGATGTCAAAGGATTAGGATTTTCATGGGGTGGATGGGCAAAAGCGTTCAATGCAGCAGCAAAGAATGGTTACATCTATCTTGCAGGAGAATTCATTGTGAAAAACCCAAAGAGAAATGGCGTTTTGACTGGTGTGACCGGAGCTTAACAATTAAGTACATATTTTGCCGTTAACCTGATTCAATTCAGAGAGGGAAAAATATAAAGAAAATATGTCTCAAAAATTAGAAGATTTTATTCCCGTTGTAAAGTACAACGGAGTAAACACAGACGAAGATGTTGTTTTAGGTGGAGCGATGTCTGTTACAGGTGTTATTACTGCTACTGGGAGTACAATTACTCCTAACCCAGTTCTCAATCAAACCATTACAGACATAAATGCACAGAGTGCTACACCAACAATTGCACAAATTAGAGGTGGAGTAATTATTCATACGTCTATGACTGGTGCTGGTACAGCTACGGTTCCTACTGGAACAGCAATGTCAGCTGGTATAACTGGAGTAGCAGTTGGTTCAACTGTTAAATGGTTGTATTACAATGATGGAGATCAGACAGTAACTATCACTGCTGCTACAGGTCACACTTTAGTTGGTGGAACAGCTGCAGTGACCACTACAAAACACATGAGTATGACAAGTGTCTGCACCGCAGCAAATACTTGGGTTACATACTTAGAAACATTGATGTAAAGTTAGCTTCAACTAACTTTGGTAATAAGGCCCTTAGGGAAACTTAAAACCTAAAAATAATTAAATAATCAAATATCACGATGAAAATGTCACCAAACGTAGAGGTATTCTCAGGAGATCTTCGACAGAATACAGCTACACAAGAACATGAACTTGGTGCAAAAGCGACTGACGCAAAAGGTGCGACCTACCGATATGTGAAATGCGGTGGAACAGCCACAGTTGCTGGTAAGGTGTATGATGGTCCAGCAGAGATTGCAAACCATCAAAACATTACCGTTGTAACTGGAACCGCTTTAGCAACTACAATAACAGTAACTCTCGGAGCTACTGCTGTTACAGCAAACTATTACGCTGGTGGTCAAGTGGTTGTGAATGATGAAGATGGGCAAGGTTATAACTATCTTATCAAATCACATCCAGCTGCAGATTCTTCAGCAAATCTTGTTCTGACATTAGACGCTGACGATCCTATCGTCACCGCTCTGACAACAAGCTCACAAGTTACGTTAGTTCCAAATCAATATGGTGGAATTATCGTCCATGCAGCAACCGAAACTGGTATGCCAGTCGGAGTTGCAAGAGGAGTTATTACTGCTGCTTACTATGGATGGATTCAGACCAGAGGAATTGTATCTTGTTTGATAGATGCCTCACCTGCAGACATTGGACAGCAAGTAGATGCTTCCACAACAACTGCTGGCGCAGCAACACTAGGAACTGTTGCAACTGCAAGTATCGGATATGCACTTGAAAGTGGAGTATCGACCGAATACAACGCGATATTTCTCATGATTGACTGATTAAGTTAGTTGTGTTATAGAGTTGTGTTAAAAAGATGGCTTTGAGGGTGAGCCTTAATCACCCTCGCGGTGCTAATCGTGAGCTTCACCACCTCATAAACGAACAACAATGTTATATTTTAAGAACTGGAGTTCAAAAGATTTTACTCACTCTTGGGATGGGAATCCAACCACAGTCAAAGCAGGAGCGGTCAAAGGGATGGAAGATTTTCTTGCACATCACTTTGCAAAGCATTTGACTAACAGAGAACTACAAGACGCAGGCAAAGCCTTAATATGCGAAGAACGAGACACATTCTATGACAACTGCTTCGCAGACGTTGAAGTGGAAGAAGTTATCAAAGAAAAGCCACGAGACAAAAAGAAAAGGATTGCTGAAGTCGCAAAAAAAGAACCCACCGGAGAATTGGAAGTAGAAGAATTCGCAGACCTAAAAAAGAAAAATGCGACTACTATCAAGGACGGAAGTAAAAAAGAAGATCGGTTACAAGGACAAGTTCGAAAGGATAAAGAATCGAAAGGAAATAGAAAACAGTAAAAAAGACCTTTCAACAGTCATAACCGAAACAGAAGACAAGAGGCACGAACTCCAGCGTGAGTTTGATGCTTTTGTTGTTTCTATAGCTTTGAAGAAAGATAAGTTGCTTGCAGAAGTTGGAATTCTTGAAAAGCAAAAAGAAGTGGCAATGGAACCACTTGATGACTTGGAGGATGATCTGTATCGCAGACAAAGCGAACAAGATATATTGCAAAAAGAGATTGAAAAAGAACATAAGCATCTTCAAGGAGAGTGGGATGACCTCACAACAGAACGAGACAATGTAGCTGAAAAAGAAGGAGAAGTGCGCGAAGAGAATGTAAAGCTTGATAAAAGAGAAAAGAATCTTGTGCCAGATGAAATGCGGATTACAAGACAAAGAGAGAAGTTTGATTTGCATACCATGAAAGAAATGAAGTTGATCAACGAAGCCAACAAGGTGCTAGACAAAAGAAAGAAGGTTGCTGACGTGAGAGATATTGAAAATGAGAGATTTAGACAGGAGTTAGCGTTGAAAGAGAAGCTATTGAAAGCTAGAGAAGATGGAGTCAAAAAGGACCGAAAACACTTGGAGAGTCAACAACAATCATTAAGAGCTGCTTATGAGATTACACGATCTAAAAACAATTCTTGACACAGCAGAAGTTAAAATAGACGTTTGCACTGAATGCAAAGAGAAGTTTATTTATCGCAAAGACAAAGAAGGCCGGATAGACAACAAGCAATACCTGAAAGACCACATGCGGAATTATCTACAAAGAGATGACCCGCTATTCAAAAAATATCATGACAAGCCATTTGACTTTGAAGAAGACCGCGCGTTTGCAGACCAACAATTCAAACAGCAAATGGCACAAGCAGAACGTAACAAATTTAATAAATTTAATAATAAATAAAACAACATGCGTAAATCAATATCGCCAGTAGAAAATGCAAACACACCAGCGATTGAAGACGGAGCAGCAGCTCTTACTGATGCAGGTGCAGGAGGAAGAAGAGGTTGGTCAATTCAAAATGTAGGAACAAATCCTATTTTTGTTTGTTTAGGTGGCACAGCATCATCAACAGTATTCCATTGGGTGTTGAAAGCTGGTACAG